CATTCGAGAATATCAAATTTTACCGATGGTTAAAAATTGGTGTTGCCCAAAAACATTCGATTTATTCCCACTCTTTTCCGAGATTATCATTTGTCCTATTTTACCTCTATTTCAAGCCATTTTAGTGCTGTTTTAGCGTTGTTTTTCTTTGTCTTATTCTCTTTATCATCACTCGTGTTGCAAAATATGTTGCAATTATAGCAAAAGAATAATTTCCGGTGGCTTGCACCTTGTTTTATCCAAGAGAAAAGCCTGGCAATTAAGCCGATCTTTTGCAATTCAGGCTGTTATGTACAGCCCATCAACCAGTCGAGTGATAAGCGAAATATTATCCATTAACTCATCGTCTATTTCTCTGCCGTCATTGAGCCTTTTTAATTGTTCAAGGACTTCGGTTAGCCGGTCATACACAGCCCTGTGAACTTTACAACTTGCTTTGACATTTATTGTTCTGTCAAGCAGCTTGTATGTAATATAGTCCTGCTTTGTCATTCCGGATAAAGAAACAGCAATATTTATCTGCTTATCTTATTCAGGTGATACCCTAAATGCTATCGTCTGGAAACGAAAGCGGTTGTGATTGTCGTTGTTTTTTGCTGACATATTATGCTCCTCTCCTGAGCTTGTCCAAATCATTGGCAATGCTCTTTTGTACATCATCAAATAGATGACCGTAAATATCTTGTGTTGTCTTAACTGACTTATGACCCATTCGTTTTGACACCTCAAATATGTCATACTTCTTGCTTAATAAGAAGCGAAACGTGCGAATGACGCAAGCCGTGTATTGTTATTCGTTTTAGTCCTGCTTCATCTGAAAGCAAGTGAAAATTGTTTGCCAACTTCGATTTTGATATTTGGAATATTCTTTGCTCTCTTGTAGGCTCGTATTGCAAACCTATGTACTCTTTGAGTTCATCACAGAGAAAAGCAGGCATACTGACTTTTCTAACAGAACTCGGCGTTTTAGGTGTGCTGATTATATCTTCACCATTGAGATGATTGTATGTTTTGGTTACGGATATAATTCCATTTTCCAAATCAATATCATTAAGTGTTAAAGCAAGCATTTCACCCAATCGTAAACCACACCAGTAAAGCACCTCGTAAACATAATAGTATTGCGGATATTCCATCGCATAGTAAGCAAATCTTTCGTATTCTGCGGGCGTCCAAAATTCAACTCGTTTATCCTTAATACCCATATTCTTTATATCTGCAAGAGGATTGGCTTTCAAATATCCTTTGCTGAAAGCATAGTTTATAATTGAGTTGAACTGACTTTGAATAGTCCTTAAATACGCTTCTGAAAAATGTTTTCCATTAGGTTGAATGCATAATTTCATCTTCTTTTGCCAGTTAGCTATGTCATCATCGGTTATCGAATCAATAGGTACTTCCTCAAAAGTCGGGAAAATGTGCTTATTAAAAATGTTGAATTTCGTTTCCAACGACGACTCTTTTATATCTGCTCTTTTATGCGACATCAAATACTCCTGAAAGACATCTCCGTAAGTTCTTATAACTTCAACTTCATCTTCCTCAGGAGCAATGAGGCTATCTATAAAATCGTCCTCATATTTCTTTGCTTCACGCTTACTGTCGAAGCCTCGCTTATACGCAGTTTTCACTATACCGCTTTTAGGGTCTGTGTAGTTGAACTTTGTCATCCACTTGGCTCCGCCTTTTACGGGGTACTTATACTGTGGCATTTATATTCTCCTTTCTAATCACTTTTTATACTGCCTTCACAAGGAAAATATCTTTTTTCAAGATACAGAGAGTCAACTTTTCCGTGTATGGTCAAATAACCTGCTTTCTCTAACTCTCTATTGAGTTGGTCGATAACCTTATATGCATAAGAATTTGATATTGCAAGGCGTTCAGAAACTTCTTTTGCACCGAGCATTCTTCTTGTGTTCTCCATTACTTATCCTTTCCGGTATCGACTCAAATCAACCTCCTTTTCTTGTACGCTCACATTTTATAGCGAATTCCGAAAACGGACAATTATGCGATTTGAGCCAAAACCTGTTTATCGTATCATTGACAAATCAATTTATTTTTTGATGTTTCTTTCGGTTACAACATAATCCCAACCGAGATTATTGCATCTGTCGCAGTTGTCTTTAACTCTTGCGAATAGGTCAAGCCTTCTTACTATAAAGTCGGGATTCTCAATATAGTCATTCAGGCATTTATGGCACAAACAACGAATGTTTTCTTCTTTTACCGGCTTATAAAACCATAAGCCTAATGTCTTTTTCATCGCTGTATTTATCTGCCGCATAATTCGCTCATCATCTACCGCCCCAATGTATTCCCGTAATTCAGATTTATTGATTGTCCGTACTTGCTCTAAAAGAACCATTGAGGACTTTTTTCAAGCCAAAGTTCTCGCCTAAAACTATATGTGACGGCAAATACCTTTTCTTAACCACACTGGTTACAGCGGCAATAATAACTGTTGGCGCATTGCGGTTATAATCATTCGCTTGAAGCACCAATACCGGGCGTTCTCCGTGTTGTACAGAACCGGTATTGTTACCAAAATCGTAGTAAAACAAATCACCACGACGAATTATTTTTTCTTTCATATGTAAATCCTCGCTTTCGATGTTTGTGAGGGGCAATTCATATCCGGAATAGAATTAACCCCTTCACTTGTTTGAAATGAGAAAGCGTTTTTTGGGGGTGTTTTAGAAAAATTTCCTCAACTTTTTTATTGAAATGTTTATTGATTCCCTTACAGAAGTGAAATTGACGTCTTCTTCGTCAGCAATTCTCTCAAGCGTTTTACCATAGAAGAAGTATTTAATTACTCTGCGTTTCTGTGTTTCACTTAAATAACATAAAGTACTCCGAAGTCTCTCAATATTGTCACGCAACATAATTTCTTCGACGGGGTCTGTATCAACTGCCAATTCTGGATGATGTTCTTAAAATTCGCCATCTTTAATGTCAAATGGATGTACAAAGAGAAGTTTTCTCATTCGTTCTCTTGCTTCATAATTCTGATACTCCGTTATCACTTCTCCCTGAGCCATAGAGAGTAGAATGAAAGGGGTGTACTGACGAATAACATCAGGGTATTTAACCAATAATTCTTCTTCAGCCAGTTCGGTTACAATCGCCCACTTCTCTGTGCCGGTATAACCTTTGTATTCATACCGTAAGTTAATGAGCTTGCAATCTTTCGCAAATAATTCTTCCTGTTCAGTTAATGTAAGTTTTGTCATTTTTGTAATCTCCTTTGAATTTTCTAAAAATCGTTTTTTATATAGGAAATTCGGAGATCACGGATACTTGGCGATGTATGCCAACCACTTATATGTCACGATGTTGCTCCTTTCGGGAGCGACAAAAAAAGCCGGACACCAAGAACATTAGGATATTTTTATCCCGTAATTCTCAGCGTCCGGCAATTTGATGACTCATAAGCTAATGCTTAAGGACTCGTGGCTCGGTACATCTGTCCAATATTTAATTGTGCACTCGGTTATCTCTTATAATTCTGTATTTGACTGCTCCTCTACGGAGGGATAGGTCAACCTCAACCACCTTGCGGCAGTTCGGACATTTCATTTCAATTATGCCTGTGGTCATTGTCACCTTATCCAAGATACGCCAGCCGCAGTGCTTACACCTTACGATTATCTTTTGCTCTGTTGTTTTCACAGCCCACTCACCTCCGGATAAATATCAACCAAGTCAAAAGGATTATCAAGATATTCCTTGTTCAAAAGTCCGAGTTGTTTCATTCGGATAGCTAATGCCTTTTTAGAACAGCCCAAAAAATCGGCAAGGGCGTCAAATCGTTTATATACCTCTAGAAAATAAATCTTATTCAGGCACTCTATTTTGCCTCCGAGATTGAACAGAAACATTCCTTGTTTAATAAGATTTTCAGGGAGAAGAATAGCAGCTCCAAGTGTGTTCGCCTGCCATTCCTCCCAGTCGGATATAGGCTTGTTTCTTTCGGAATTTGCCTTGTAATAATGTACTCCGGCTGATTTTTGTGTAACGCCGTAATCATTTGAAAACAGCTTCTTGAATATTTGATGGCTTCCTTCGTGCATAAGAATAAAGTTTTTTCGTCCTCTCAATTTATTGTCATAGTTAAGGTCAGCCTCAACAAGAACGGTTTTACCGTCCAAAAAGAAAAAAGCTTCGCTGTCGTTATCTTCAAATACCTGAACATCCAGTTCCGTAAAAGAGGTCATTCCAAGAATACTTCCGTCATAGGACAGGTGCTGGTATTCAACATTTAAACCGAGAACCTTCTCCAAGAGAAGTTCCGGGTCAATTCTGTAAAGTTGTGTGTTACGGACATCGGGGAGAGCCATATATGCCTGAACATATTTTCTGGCGATGGCTTTGATGTCATATCTCGATAAATGCTTCAAGTTACAAAACCTCCTACCATTAGGATTTTGCTTCTACAAACCATTTTCCATTTTCTTCGTCGAACAGAAATGTGGGCTTGCCGCAAATCTGCACCGTGTAACGGATACCGGTTCCTCCAACTTTGGTGGAAGCAGCACGGCATTTCTGCATAACACGGTCTATCTCATATTTCTCGTCATTTTCAAACTTGATGAAGTTCGGGCGAGCCGTTCCATCAGGTCTGTGCGTTACATTAACTTCTACATATACTTTTATTCTTTCGGATTCCATTTCTATACCTCGTAATTTCGTAAAGTCAAAACCAATCTTCCAAAATGCTCATAACCGTCAATGTCCTTGTCCGACACTTTGTACTTGGGTCGGTCATCGCCGGTAGTATTGGTGTAACAGGAAAGTCTGCCTTTCTTGAAGTTCTTTTTCCTATCAAAGATAAGGAACATTCCCTCATATATCCCGTAGTCGGTAAAATGGTTTCCGCCGTCCGCACGGAAGATAACTATATCTTCGCTGCACCCCTGCATAAAGCAGTCGGGTATTGTAACGTAAGCCGTAACCTCTTTTTCGTTAATCACATTAAGCCCTCCTTAGCCGACCATTCCTGTCGGCATCGTGATTTCAGCTTTTTACGGTGGTAGCCGCAGGTTCTGACACAGAACCCCATTCCTTATGCTGTCCTTTCCGAAACGCCGTCTGATTTCTTCAACACACTTTTCCATTCGCTCCAGCTTGTCCTGTTTTGCGGCATCCATAAACAAATCCAACTGACGGGGCGTGTCTTGCGGAACAAGATTTATGGCTTGTAGCGTTACAGAACGAATAGGGTTATACCATCCATACCTTTGTTCAAACAATTGAAAAGCGGTCTTGGCAATCATCATCGAAGACTGTGTAGGAAGTGCAATCTTCGTCTGCCATTGTCTTGTATTGAGTGTATTGTCTCTGATATGTATTGCGACACCCTCTGCACTAAGTCCGTGAACACGGAGCTTGTGTCCGATGTCTTGGGTCAATTCGAGAAACACGGGCCACACCTGCTCCGGGTTCTCTAAGTCCTCAACTGTTGTTATTCCGTGTCCTACGCTTTTAATTGGAGAAACAAAGTCTTTTTTGGCAACAAGGGAAATGTCGTTGCCATTGGCATAGTTCCATAAGACTACTCCGTTCTTTCCTAATGTTCTGCGTAAGAACTCAGGGTCAGTATTTGCTAAATCCCCGATAGTACGGATACAATAGCTGTCGAGCGTGCGCTGTGTTGCCCGTCCTACACCGAGCAGGTCAGCGGCAGGAAGCCCCCAAATCTTCTCCTTGAATGTATCCTTTGGTATTACGGTTACTGCGTCCGGTTTCTTCATATCCGAACCGAGCTTCGCAAATATCTTATTAAAGGAAACACCTACGGAAATTGTCAAGCCGAGTTCAAACTTAATTGTTTCACGAATTTCATTTGCCACCTTTTCCGGCGAACCGAAAAGGCTCTCCGTTCCGCTAATATCCAGCCAACATTCGTCCATACCATAAGGTTCAACTTGGTCGGTGTATCGCTCATACACGCTTCTTGCGAGCTTTGAGTATTTGATATACTCCTCATAATGGGGTGGAACAACAACCAAATCCTTGCACTTCTGTTTAGCCTGCCATACTGCGTCTCCGGTTTTCACATCAAAAGCCTTTGCTTTGTAGTTCTTCGCAAGCACGATACCGTGTCGTTCCTCCACAGAGCCGCAGACAGCAATCGGATATTTCTTCAATGCGGAGTCGAGCATACATTCGACGCTGGCATAGAAATTGTTCATATCGCAATGAAGTATGCTTCTCAACATTTTTTTGAACCCCCTTGACTTTTATAGAAGTTTAATGTAAACTATATGTAGTTTAACTTCCTGCTTCTTATTATACGCAGTTTAAGTACAGATGTCAATAGCAAGCAAGAAGTTTAACTACAATAATTCGGTAAGGAGTGAAATCTAAGATGACATTCGGTGAGAAAGTCAAAGCAGAGAGAACCAAACTTGGTATTACTCAAGAAGAATTGGCTGCAAAAGTAGGTGTAACCGTCCGTGTAATCTGTTCTTATGAAAATGATAAATCAAGACCGAGAGGAACGGAAAGATACAAAAAGTTAGCAGAAGCATTAGATGTAAATGTTAATTATCTGCTGTCCGAGGACGACGCATTCATCGCAGAGGTAGAAGATAAATACGGTTGCAGAGGTGCAAGGCAGGCTCAGGAATTGCTTGCGGAAGTAACCGGGCTTTTTGCCGGCGGCGAGATGGCTGACGAGGATATGCGTGAAATGGTTGACGCTATTCAGGAAGCTTATCTTATCGCAAAGAAAAACAATAAAAAATACACTCCGAAGAAATATCGAAAAGACGAATAATCTCCGAAGCAAGCTGAGTCCGTATTTTGGGACATCTATTAGTTTATTATTTATTATAGGGTAAATATCAGTTATAATTATCCTGCAAGGAGGTGAACCGTCTTGGAGTATTGTACTACGGCTGAGATTGTAAAAGCCGCAAACAAGCTGATTGAACGCTGCGGAACTCGTGACCCATACAAGGTTGCACGGGAACTCGGCATAAATATCATTTACCGGGATTTTGCCCAGCAGCGTGGAGCATACAAAGTAATATTAAAGAACCGCTTTATTTTTCTGAAAAAAGGAATGACACCGGTTGAAGAACAGATGGTGTGTTGGCACGAAATCGGACACGATATTCTCCATAGAAAAGAAGCCATTGCAGTCGGTGGTTTCAAAGAATTTGTTTTGTTCGATATGCGTGAAAACCGTATGGAATATGAAGCCAACATTTTTGCTTCACAAGCTTCGCTCCCGGACGATACCATTTTAGAGTATATTGAGAACGGCTATGACATTCAACAAATAGCACGGGCAATGAGTTCTGACATCAATTTAGTTGCTTTGAAAGTTGATACTCTCATAGCACAAGGCTATCAACTTCGCAAACAGGAACACCAAAACGATTTTCTTAAATACAATCATAAAATATAAGACCGTCAAGTCTCATCTGAGATCTGACGGTCTTTTTATATGCTTAAAATTTTGCTCTTTCTTGGGAACAACGTAAGTTGGGTGAGTGCTTTTCTGAAAGAGTTGAAAGTATGCCTGATGGAGAGTTAATCTCTGTTACTATCAATGATGGAATTAAGAAGTTTTCTGAACTTGGAAGGCACGACAACTCAAATGATAATAAATCTAAATATAAGAAAGTGTGTGTTGGTGATATAGCTTACAATTCGATGAGAATGTGGCAAGGAGCAAGTGGATATTCTCCTTATGAGGGTATTGTAAGCCCTGCATATACAGTTCTTTCGCCAAATGCAGGAGTTTTTTCAAGGTGTATTGCTTATCAATTCAAATTAGCACAAATGATACATACTTTTCAGATTAACTCACAAGGAATTACATCAGATAACTGGAATTTGAAATATCCAACTTTGAGTGAAATAGAAATTTACATTTCCAAAAATGTTGTAGAACAAAAGCACATTGCCGAGTTTTTTACTTTTCTCGACAACCTTATCACCCTTCATCAGTGTGAGTTCCAAATAGTTAGTAAACAAAGAAAAGCCCGCCTACGAAGGCGAGCTTTTAAGTTCACGGTAATATTTGTTTTGATTGTTTTATCATCGTATCTATCACTTCATAAATACGGTTTCTATCTTCGGGAGCGAGTTTTTCCAGCTTTTCGTTTAGCATTGAGTTTTTAACTGTGTAACCGTTATCCAACACATCACTCAAAACCATATCTGCCGATATGCCAAGCGTATTGAGTATCTTTATAAATGTTTCAAGTGACGGGATTTTCTCGCCTCTTTCAAGCATACCGATATAGTTTGCAGTTAATCCGGCTTTTTCCGCTAAATCCTCTTGCCGCAATTTTTTTATAAGACGATACTTTCTAATATTCTTGCCGATTGTAGCGAGTTTCATCTCATCACCTCCTTAGTTTGTCTCTATAACTAATAGTATAGGTTATGATGGTTTAGGCATACACAAACTAAAAGGAAGTCAAACAATCTATTAGTAATGATTTTTTGCTGTTTTTGTGTTATACTGAACTTAACACGGGGTGATAAAAAGAAATGGCAAAGGAAAACACAGCGGTTTTCATCGGGCATAACGAATGCTATGGTGTAACAAAAGAGCAAGTAGAAGAAGCTATCATATCTTTGATAGAGCAAGGTGTAACAGACTTTTTAAGCGGAGGACAAGGTGGTTTCGACCGCCTTTGTGGTCTTTGTGTATATGAGGTTAAAAAGGATTACCCTCAAATAAATAACTATCTTGTCATACCGTATCTTTCTTTTAATGTTTATGCCACTGGACTGTTCGATTCAATCATCTATCCGGATGGCTTTGAAAAGTATTATTTCAAATCTGCTATTCCTGCAAGAAACAGGTATATGGTAGACAATTCAAGCTACGCTATCTGTTATGTCAATCATAGTTGGGGCGGTGCTGCCAAGACCTATGATAGAGCCAAGAGGAGAAAACTCCAAATAATCAACTTAGGAGCTAAAGAGGATGGGGAAAGAAAGCGTAATATTCAGCAATAGGTTTGACCGACCTACGCTTGAACAAATTGAAGAAGAAATGTAAAAAGTGAATTACGATGATAACGAAAACTTGATGTCAGCGGAAGAATTTCTTAAGTTTATGAAGAAGAACAGAAAGACTGTCCCAATGAAAAGCGTATAGCTAATAAAGATAAATTTATCTGGGCAGTCCGTGAGTTATCGGAAACCTATGAAATTGACGCAGATTTGAAAGAGGACGATGACGGATATACCGCATATCTCTATATGAACTATGCTTCATATAATGGATATATAAAGAAACTGCTGGGACTTATTTTTATCCTGTCCGATGACTTTTCTATGTTCAAAGCAAAAGATAATAGAGACAGCGATTTGTTGATGTGTTTTACTTATCACACGCACAATGTCTATCTGAAAGATAGAGAAATAACTGATTTCTCATAATGTACTTGATGGCTACTCAAACGAGCAGCCATTATTTTTTTATTGACTTTTTTCCAGAAATAGTGTATCATAACAATGTGAAGTGTGCAGTTCACATTGTTAGAAGTAAAAGAGGTGATTAAAAGTGTCGAGAGTATACACCAGTTACAGTGAGGAAGAATTTACTCTAATATCTAATGAATGCGAGCAATATGGAATGACACCCTCTGCATTCCAAAAGTATTGTGTACTATTATACTTAGGACAAAATGCCGGGGAAATTAAAAATATAGATATAGAAGAAATGAAACAAATTATGAACCAAGAACTTAATAACAAAAAAGTTGGAGATAAATTCATTGTAAGTGCTTTGCTACCACCGGAAAAGTGGTCAAATCTAAATCGAAGTCAAAAAATCACATTAAGCCTATATTTAAAGAACATAATAGAAAACTGTTCTGACAGATTTAGAGTATGTGATATTTTACACAATAATATCAAGCAATATGAAAGATACTAAAGTCAAGCTAAAGAAAAATGTTATGGATTATTTGAAAACGGCAGATGAAATTGTTGATGTCTATTTTGTCACATATGTGAGTCTTGTGATAAGAATAATAATTCACATTCTACATCTTGGCGAAATAGATATATAGGTCAAGACGGTGTTATCTATATTCTTAAGAATGGAAACAGACAATTCTTTGTTCGGCATCCTGTTGACGATGATTTTAAACCAATTACTTCTTTGGGAATTATTAGTTCCCGTGATGATTATTATATTAAAAAAACAATCTATTAGTAACAACTCAGAATTCCATTTACAAATTCAGGCTTATGAACAAGGAGGTGAACACTGATGATAAAACTTAACAAAATGGAACAAAATGAATATAACGCTTTTATTGTTGCTGTTGTTCCTTTATTATTACCCGGCACATACCACTTTAGAGACTTTTTCACAAATAGAGTTACATCTCCAAGAATCGGTCGTAAATTCTATGAAGATGTAGTAAATGGTAAATATCCCCATATTACTCTTGTTGGGACAAAGGCTTCAGAAGGTTATATTTGTTCTTGAGTAAATACCTGATTTCTCATAATGTACTTGATGGCTACTCAAACGAGCAGCCATCTTTTTTTAATATGCCGGAATACCGTATCCGTAGATAACTGAGCTTCTGATAGGGTATGTTTTGGTTCTGCAAGTGTCTCCGGAGTTGCCTTCGACGGTATAGACTGTACCGTTTTCGCATTTCTGAACGATACCGGTGTGATCTGTCACGCCGTCGCCTTCCCAATCAAAGAATATGATTGTTCCAGGTGCAGGCTCGTAGTTTCTGTCTGCCCATATACCAGACCACAACATATTAATTCCGTCAATAATGAGGTTGATAATAAATTTTATTACTGACCAAATACCGTCCCAGATACCCTTAAAGAAATCAGATATGCCTTTCCAAGCCTTTTCCCAATCTCCTGTAAATACGCCTGATATAAAATCTATCAACCCACCTAATGCGTCTAATATTCCACCTATAACACCACCTATAACACTAAAGCAATCTTTGCAAACCTCTCCGATTACATTAAATACTGTTTTAAAAACAGGACCCAAAACTTTAATAATCCAATCACACAAAGGCTTTAAAAGATTTTCCCATAGCGGATAAATAATTTCATTCCAAAGCTTTGTAATTACAGCGATTAGTTTATCAAAAATAGGCTTAAGGCAGTCGCTCCATAAAGAGTTTGCAGCGACAACGAGAGCGTCCCATATTGGCATAATCCATTCATTTATAACCTCAAGTATTATCGTTCCGACATCCATAACAGTCTGACAAACACTATCCCATAATTCCTTGCCACCGCCAGATTCCCACCATTGAGTTAAACTTTCGCCTAAATCTGAAAATACTTTACCTACAAGATTGCATAAATCATCAAAAGCTTTAAAAGCATTATCACAAAAACTGCCTATTACTTCCTGGTTATCAATAGTCCATTGATTTATAACCTGTGCTGCACCATCAAAAGCACCAGTAATTATAATTCCCAAGCTACCAAGCAGTGTGCTTGTACCACTTAAAAGATTAGCTATTGCATTTTCAATTTGAGGTCCCATTCTTGTCATAGAATCAGTTACTATATTTAATATATTTTCTGAAGCTGAACCAAGATTATCTAAACAAGACGAAACATCATCAGACATTGTGCTTATATACCCAGCTATCTTATCTTTGTCATTGCTAAGCCATTTTGCTACACCACCGCTTAGAATTTCCACAGATTTACCAACAACTTTTGAAACACCACCGATAACCTTACCAAGTGATTTCATAAAACTTTTAGAAATCTTTTGCAAACCGTTGAAAGTTGCTTGTGCTATCGGCTTCAAACTTTGCATTATTAGTTCAAAATTACTACCAATTTTTGCGAAATCAATCTCAGATATGCCTTTTTGTATTTCTTTAACAAAATCATCAATTCCGCTATTCTTAAATAAATCCTCAATATTCTTCTTTATATCACCAAAAGACTTTTGAAGATTATTTTCTGCACTTGATGTATTTACAATCGGAGTTATTTCACTCTGCGCATCGTTCGTATTATCATCAGATTCACCTGTATCCGTATCCGCACTCAAAATATTTAGCTGGTCAAAGCCTGCAACGGCTTTTTTGAGTTTCTCCGCCGCTTTGGTGCTTTTATTCAGATTGTCAGTAGATTCAGCCGTACTACTCGACAGAGCACCCGCAGAACTTGCCGCACTCGATACGGAAGCCGTTATGGAGTTATTTCCGCCCCAGCCAAACATTTCTCCAAGAGCGTTAGAAGCAGCTTTCGCATATCCTGTAAGCGTTTGAATTGCTGATGTGAGATTCTGCACGATAACTGTTGCTGCTTGTAAGATAGGCTGTCCTATTACAGCGAGTAATTGATTACAAGCCTCTTTTAAGTTACCTGTTATATTCTCCCAGCCGTCCGCTTCTCGTGCCGCCTGCCCCATAGCACCTGAAAGCTGGTTAGCGTCCTTGACCATTTGCAAAAGTGTAAGCTGTTTCTGCGATTCTGATAAATCCTGAAATGATTTACCATACAGCTTATTTGCGGCAGTATTTCGAGTTGTTTCTGTACAGGACAAGCCAAGAGCGGCATCGTTTTCGTAGTTGCCCTTTAAAAACGATTTCAAGCTTTCTGCTGTATCTTCAAGAGAGCGGTCATAATATGCGGCACTATCTGCTGTTACCTGCAAAGCTTCTTCCATCATCGAAAGAGCATTGGCACTGTCCATACCCGTTGTTTTGGCAAAGGCGTAAATGCTCGTTCCTACGCCCTGTAAGCGTGACTGAACTATACCGCTTGAATCTGCAACTCTTTTCATAGCCGCTTCGGCGCTTCCTTGTAAATCTCCGAAAGTCTGTTCAAGCTGAGAGTTTGCGGCATTAACACTTGCCGCTGATTCAACGCAATCTTTACCGAACTTTATTACTGCCGCCGCACTGAAAGCTGCTGCAGCTGCACCTGCTATCTTCTTAAAAGCTCCACTAAAAGAGCTTTTCATAGATTTAGCCGCATTATCAGCAGTCTTGTTTAAGTTTTTTAATGACTTTCTGAATTTAGACGAATCAAGATTCAGCTCAAGAGCTATCTGACCTACAATATCACTCAATATAATTCCTCCTTTCGCCTAAAAATTCGCATAATAAAAGCGTACACCATTTCTGATGTACGCTTTATTTTTTTGCGTGTGAATTTTAAAAATTCCATATACTTACTTTTTTACAGGCAAGCCGTTCCCGTCTTTGAATGTACCACTTAAAACTTTAATTATGTCATAAATATAGCCAAAGAAAAAGCCTCCGCAAGTGAGTAGCCAAACAATACCTGAACCGACTTTTCCGACATAAAAGCGATGTATGCCAAAAAAGCCAAGTGCAATAGCAAGTATTAAAGTTAGCTTTTTACTTTTTGGACTGCAAGCAACGTTTCTGACAGCATAACCAACATTATTTCGATTTGATACAGCATTTTCACCGCTTATAATATTCTGAACAATAATTGTTGGTTGACCTCCGCTGTTGTTTTGTGTTGGATACTCAAGCTCAGTTCTGCAATAAGGACAAAGACGATATTCACTTCCAACTTCTGCACCACAATGTTTACATTGCATTTCACACAACCTCCTGAGAATTTTGTAATTATTTGTCAAAATATTATCATAAATCACAAAATTTTTCAAGAGTTTTGTCAAATATTTTATTTAGCCGCTGATATAAACATCTGTTTGAATTGCTCAAGAGCCATAGCTGAATCCTGTTGAGTAACTTGCTTTGCTCTGCGGTTTCTCCAATCTGAACGGATTTTCTTTTGATGTGCGGTGAAGTACTTTAGCCTTTCTGGGTCGTTTTCTGCTCGTATCTGCACAATTCTGCCAAGTGGTGAATCAGCACTCAAGCCACGCAGAAGCGAGCAAAATTCGTCCCATTTCATATGTTTGAAGTCCTCTGAATATATCCTGACCCCATACTCCGACAAAAACGAGGAAACTATTAAATCAAAGTCCTCTATTATGTCGTAGCAAGGGTCGCTGTTTCCCCCGGCTCTTCACCGCCTGCGACAATCTCAACTGCCGACTGTACAAGAGTTGTGAAGTCCTCAAAAATAAGCTTTAACTTCTTGAGTTTCTGCATTTCTGATTCATCAAAGAGAATATTGCACATATCGATTATAGTTTCAGGTGTGACATTGCCGTTCAATTTTGGCAGGATTTCAAGAAGTGTTACTGCCTCATCATTTACTGTCAAAACTGTATCCTTAATTTTAATTTGTGGTTTCTGCTCAAAATTGAGCTTACCTGAGTAGTAATAATCAGCAATATTAAAGCCTTTAAGCCAATTTCGTATATCAGCTAAATAAATCATCTCATCAACCTTCTCATAATTATTGCAAAAGCTTTATTACAGAAATCTTCATGCTTTCCGCCTTTTTGCCAATCCTCGAACCAGTGAGCCTTTGCGTTTGGATTCTCATCTTTTTTGAAATTGTATTCAGGGTGATAGTAAAGGCGGCGAGCATAAGGTGTTGAAGACACAATAGAAACTTTGCCTTGATTACTTTTTGATGTATCAACAAAAGTGCTTTCGTTCTGCAGTGCTCCTGTGTCTCATGGAATAACCTGTGCTTGAACTACCTCCGTATGGAGTGCTTCTGCCGTCTGCTCAAGAGCTGCCTGTGCTTTTGCTGTAATAGCTTTTATTGCTGTTTGATTTATCTTAATTTTTGATGTGACTTTCACTATATCAAGTCCAATCTCGTATAATTGATTGTGCCGTCAGGATTTCGAGCTTTTTCACCCTGATAGATTTTCCGCTTAACTCCATTCACAATAACCTCGCCGTTTGAAAGCGTCGATAATTCAGGAGCAATATCACCGATAAAATAAGCCTGTGCAGATAACTGCACAAGCTGTATCGGATGTAAGAACGGTTTTAGCCTTGTCCTGATAATTACACAAGGCATTGATTTCAAGAGCCTTTAGCGGTTCTCCGTCCTCACTTAAACCCTCTTGATATACTGTAATTGTAATCGGCGTAGTACATACAGATTTAAGCACCAAGCAAGGATATTTCATCTCAGCACCCCACAGCACAAGCCTGTTGACATAAGCCTGCTATAAGTAATCTGACGAACTATACAGCCATTTTTTACGCAAACACCTGTGTTATAGTCAAACTGCATTGATACGCCATTTATACCGTATGATTTAAGCACTGTATCAAGCATATCTGCATATTCATCATAGAACTGCACAATCTCACAACAGCACTCTGTTATTGTCTCTTTTTGATAATCGGTTAAATTATCAAAGCCAGCTCCGACAATGCGATTATAGGTCAGAGTGTCAATTATTCGACTTGCTTTATGGACAAGATTATCAAAGCTTTCAGGCACTACAGTATAATACTTTAAATAGTCGGCTTCAACAGCGTAATTCTGCATAAATCATCACTCCACATAAGAACAGTAGATACCTGCAAGCTTGTTTTCATAGCAATGTGCATAAAGGTTATTGTTGCGGTACTTAAATACATGGCTGTCGCCCTGCTGGTCCTGGTCTGGGGAGAAATACTTGATGTACTGGTCGATAGCACAAACCGCTGCAGACTTTTCAACGCAGAGGAAGTTTACATTCTTGCCAATGCCAACAAGCTCATAATAGGTATTCAAAGCAGATTTTGTAGGAGAAGAAACCTCTGAATAAATGCCACCACTTTCAGTGTAATACTTCTTGTCCTTTACAATGTCTGTGTCTTTAGTTTTTACATACTGACCCTCGGCTTTCTTGTAACTGTAATTTGTAGTACCGTCATTAAGAGTTATTGCAGTATACATTCTTGTCTGAGGTACTTCGATTATGCTCGAAAACTTAGAAAGAACTGCCCTTGACTGAGTTGTATCAAGGTCGTCAATACTTGTTCTGAGTGTCGGAGTGATGAAGAGTATACGGCTTTCTGTCGGTACTTCTGCTTCGTCCATTGTGTTTGAGCAAGCACGCAAAGCACTAATAACTTCCGAGCCATTAGAAAGCTTTTCAGCCTTTGTTGTAATACCCTCTGTGCTGCAAATCTTTGCAATTCGTGCGGCATCTGTTTCAGGTACAACCTTAGTACGGATAAATTCGCCTGAAAGCTTTGCAAATGGAGTTTCGAGAGCCTCGTCATTATCAAGTCTATCAATTCTTAAATCCTGAGAACGCTCCTTATCATACTTGACTGTCTCCCACACAAAAGATGTAGAACCCTTTGTATAACCGTCGTTACGGCTAAAATCGCCCAGTCCGTCCATATCAAGCTTAGCAATCTTTATTTCGCCATTACTGCCCTTTTTTACTGTTACCTCATCGCCCTCAAGGATTGAAGTTTTACTTGCTTCCTTATAAACCTCGTCAAGCAATGGAAGATATACTGTTGATAATTCAATATTATTCATAAAATTTCCTGCCTTTCTTAATTTTTAAGTCCGAACGCTTTTCTAAGCATAGCGTTCTGTTTTTCTTTGTCTTCGCTGTTATCGCCGTCAGCACCGATTTTCTGAAAACCACCCTTTGATGTTTCGCCTTTAAGCTGTGGAACATCTTCAAGGACCTTGCTTACAGCTGATTTCAGCTTTTCATCATTGATTTTTCCACTTTCATCGGTAACGCCCGAAAAATCAGCCAATTTTAAAATATACGGTACCGTATCGGCTGAAATACCAAGCTTGAAAGCGGTAAGCGTTGCTTGCTGATTAAGTCTTGCGGTCAGCTCTGACTGCTTGTACTGCTCAATCTGAGCCTGCATAGCACTAACATCAGGCTTATTCTTTTCTCTGTTTGTTTTATAGGTGTTTATCGCCTGTGTAATTTCCTCCTCGGTCATTCCCTGCTGTGCAAAGTATGACTTCAAGGCGGCATTGCTTGCTCTCTGTTCTCTCGCCTGTACCATACTATCAAGCTGTTCCTGTGTATAAGTTGCCTGTGTTCCGCCTTTGGCAGCGTTGCCCTCTCCGCCCGTATTATTCTGCTGAGCGTTAGCAGTCTGTTGTGTTTGCTGTTCTGACATAATATTCTCCTCCGTTTTATGCCCGTCGGCTTATTCCTCAGCTTTTAATGCCGTCAGAGTTTTGGGCATTAAAAAAGCACCTTGATTTCTCAAAGTGCTTAGTTTCTTTTTATGAATCTTTCTTCTATAAATTCTCGGAAGTCCATTATTTCACCTGCTTTCGTTAGTGCTTAAAATGCTGTATTAATCCGATTACTGCTAAAACAAGCAATAATAAAGCTGATATAATCATTCCTGTTATCTTTAAGCCTAAATAAAATTCAAACAAATAAATCACCTACTTTTGGGCATAGAAAAACCGCCCTCAAGGAGCGGTTAAGTTATTATTTTATCAATTTGTTCTGGATATACAGTTTCTGTATCATAATCGCCACCTATATCAATGTCAGCAATATATGCTTCATCATCGCCTAAAATTTCAACAATAGAAGCAATCTTCCCATTTTTTAATTTTACTTTATCATATAATTTAATTTTCAAAACCTGTCACCTTCTTTTTGGTTACATATACGCTTGTTAATCGTGGTTCTGCATTTTCGTTTTCTTTAATCCAAGCGGTACACACATTCGCAGTTTTACCATTTGCACCTGTTAAATTCATAACGAGTTCATATCTTTTACCAAACTTATCCTCCGCTTTTAACATCATTGAACTTTCATCGAAATGTGTTTGAATATTTTCAATCAATTCTTGATAGTTATCTATAGTGTATCCAAGCGCATCTCTAAACGCTCTTGCTTTATCAGGTTGTCTTATTGGATCAAGTGCGTATTTAGTGAATTTTTCTTCAGGAATTTTCGCAAATAACTGTAGATTTATTTGCAAAGGCATATTTCCTATTTCTATTATATCATTATCATCTGAATTTTCAACAGTTTTTTCAAGTTCTTCCGCCTTCACTCTCCACTGTTCAGCTCTTGCACTATAAGCTCTTTTATTATCTTTATCGAGGGAAAACTTAGACATACGCTCCATTCGCTCAGCTTCGTTCTGAGCGTAGTTTTGCTTCTGAGCGTTGTTATATCTCTCCGCAAGTTCGTCAAGCTCATCGGCGGTGTATTGGCTGCTTTCTGGTGGTGTGCTTATGCCCTCAAAATATGTAGTGTGTGCGTCCCTGCAATTCGGGTGATACAAGCCCTTTTTAATAGCCTCTGACAAAAGCGGATATTTAATGCCTGTAACGGGAGATATGCCGTTCTTGGGTCCTCCACTCCACACATCATCAATGAACACTCTGCCAACGAAAGGAGCACACAACGGACAAGGGTTTCCACGCTTGTTAAGAATGACAGTATATATTCCCCATTCCTGTCGCTTAGCCCCCTCGCCTTGAAGATATGCTCTTTTATTTGCTGTACGCAGTGCCATTTCTGCATAGGACTTGATATTTACTCGCCTACCGTTTCGGTACTCGATACAGTTTATGCCAGCTGAAAGAAAGTCTTTCGTTGCCATATCAACAGCTTTTGCATAAGTTCCCGCACCCGTATTTGCCATAACCTGAGCATTGAATATAATTTTCCTGTATTGGTCATTAGCCATTCGCAGAACGGCAGTTTCAGCCTTACCCATATCATGAGTAGTCGCTTTAATTAGAGTATCAAGTTTTCTTTCGTTTGTCTTGAAAAATTCTCCTGCCGTTTCGGTTACTCCTGTAAATACCAGATTGTTTTTACCCTTGCCCTTGAATCCTCGCTTTATAGCCTGTATAGCCTGTAAAATCTGTCGCTCCTGTTGTGTACTGCCGTCGTTATAGGAATCCTGCAAGACTCGGCGGATATGCTGATTTATTGTACTATACTGTGGGATAAACTTCTTGCGGTTGTTTCGCTTATATACCTCAAGAGCCTTGAGCTGTTCAACCTGCCACTGTGACCACTCTATACCGAGTTCTTTTTCCTCGGCTCTGTGGCGGTCAAGATTACGAATCATTGAAGCTATAAGCTCATTCTCGATTTTCTCGAAAGCCTTGACAATATCATAATCAGACATTTTTAAATCTCCAAATCGTCAGCCATAGACGAGCTATCCATATTCTGCACACCCTGTTCAGCTTTCAGCCTTGCGACTTCCTGTTCTTTCCATTCGCTGTCTTTGCTGTCACCATAAAGCTCCTCAACACAGCTTTCAGTACTCATAATACCGCCTTGCTTTGCCTTAGTTACTGTTTCAACAACAGCTTCAAAACTTGGGTTAGCATATTCTCCAAAGTTTATAGCAACAGTCGGAGGAATAATATCAAGCTCGTGCCATATCTGATAACCACAGACAACAGCTTTTACAAGCTCCGGCATAAATTCTTCCACAAGCTGTACAAGGTTTCCTCTGGTATATAGAGTAGTTTTTTCTTTTTCTCTCTGTGCTTCGGCATTGTCCATCTTTTTGACATCAATGCCGAGCGTTGACGGCGATATTATACCTTGCAAGCATAAGTCAAGGGAGGTTATGTATGTTTGCAAGTAGCTTTCATGTGGTATATTAGGCTGGTCGAGAGTGATTTTATTACAGCCTGTTTCAGACATATCGTTATTTGTTGAAATATACCTGTTATCAAAGGCATTAGGTTTAATAATCATACCAGTATCAGGATTTCGAGGTAACAGACATTCAGGAATATAGCTCTTTGAACGAGATGCCCTGAGTGCGTCCATCCACTGTGACCATGCTTCGTCGAGTGCATCGAAATCATCTGTCTTACCGTCAAATATATTGCTTCCTCTGCCATTATACTGTTCACTGTCGCCGAATATACAAGGCACAGCAAGCATAATGCTTTCATCAAAGGCGACACCTTTGCCGTCAATCCATTTCGTTTGTTCTATTGAATTAGGCAGTATCTCATCGCCATTCTCTCTATACAGACGATATTTTATATAACCGTAGCCATAATGCTCTTTGAGCGTGTATTTTTCTTTGTTGTCGATATAGCCCGCCTTAATCGCACTCTGAACGATGTTACCGCTCTGCACATAATATTCGGAAAACTTCTTCTGTCTTGCATTTAATTTGTCTTTCACGGTGTCACCGTCCTTTCGTAAAATAAGCAAAAGAAAAGACAGCACATTTCTGTACTGTCTTTTTACAAGCACCCGGATTTGCACCGGACATTCATATTGCTATGCGTGTTCCTCACAACACTTCTACTTGTCAATTCTATTATACCAAGTTTTCACTACCCTGTCAATCATTTTGCTTTCTTTAGGCATAACTTCTCTATCGCCTTTTTCACCGTGTGAATATCCTTTATGAGTATGAGGCTGTGTAAAAATCCCATCAATCCTGTGTGGATGGTCAATGTCAACTTGTTTGTATCTTTTGTTATGTTTGTCAAAATAGATTATAGATTTCAGTTTATCTTGATTACTTACTGTAACATAAATCCTGCCTTTTGTCATAGTTTTAAACGGCGGTGTTATATTGCCCTTGTTAATTTTTATAAATTTGATATTGCCTGATTGATACACTGTGTGATATTCCGTACCGTACTTCTTGCCCTTATCACTTATACCGCTTGAAGAGCCTCTTCCGCCCATTATTTTGACCTCATAAATTTTTCCTGAAACGATTTTATATTGATAATATTTCCCGCACATTCCTCAGGAGCTTTGCCATAGAAAATTATTGCTTCTGGCTGTAAATGTTTCATCATTTCGTTGTAACCTTTCAAAAATAACTCTTTTGCCGTTTTATTATTCTGAGTTCCAATGCTTGAAACAGCAACTGTGCTATGCTTTGGTTCTCCGTCAAAACACCATTCAAAACTCTTTTCATTACTCCAACATATCGTGGGGATTACCTCAATGCCATACATCTGCCAATATGCCGCAAGCCAATGTTTGCGACAATGATTATAAATCTGCAGCGCTGTCGGATAATCAGCGTAAAGGCTGAAATCAGGCGATAATACACAATTAAATATTTTAAGCAAATCTATGTATCTTTCAGGATTATTCCATAATCTCATAAACTGATAATCATCGAGAAAGAAATGAATACCACAATCTGTTTTCTTGCTACTCATCAGCCGTTTAGGACGCTCCACAAAAGACTTGCTGAACATCATTGACACCCTCACCGAAAAGGGTGTCACTCTCATCAGCCACAAGGAGAATATCGACACCGACACGCCTACGGGCAAATTCATGTTGACCGTGTTCGCTGCCCTCTCTCAGTTGGAGCGTGAGCAGCTCAAACAGCGACAGCGTGAGGGCATCGAGATCGCTAAGGCGCAGGGAAAGTATGGGGCGGAAGCCTATCGAAATCGACTGGACGAGGTTCGGTCAGCTTTATGGGGAATGGAAGTTCAAGAGTATCACAGAGCGTGACTTTATGTGGAGAATGGGCTTGTCGGCTAACACTTTCTATCGCCGTGTCAGGGAGTATGAATCGGAACACGGCATTGCCGAGCCAACCTCTGCTTGACAGCTCCCTCAGACGAACGGAAACGCCCCCTGAACTATCAGAGGGCGCTCATTGATTATATGCCTGGCAGCGAAGCGAGTAAAGGAGATAGCCGTTTGTATATCACTCCTGTTTCCTCACTTGCAAAAGACTTCATAAGAGCATTGTTGACTTGTTGTTTAGTTTTAGATTTGAGGATTGCCTGAATGATAATCTCTTTTTTCTGCTTATACTTCTTTTCCTTAAAGTGCTGACCGAAGAAAGAGCGTACCTGTGCTTCTCTCTTATCTGGCTTAGTTTTCTTTTTAGATGGAGAAGCAGTTTTTTTCTTAGGTGCTGATTCTTTCTTTACCGTTGACTCAGTATTTGAAGTAATGACGGGTGTGTGCATTGTTCTTACTAACTTGATCTTCTCGCCGTTCAGAAACTTCTGCTTTAACTCCTCATTTGAAAAGATATAATTAAAGTCTCCAGTAATAACATCAACCGTAGTGTGATCCTGAGATTCCTGAAATCTTCGAGTATCGCCTGATTGTTCTAACTTTTGATTAAGTGCTTCGATGATTGGATCTCCTGAAGGTAGCTTGCCCTCACCGGAATAAAAATGATCCTGCGTATCAATCGAAAAATCGAAATGAAATTTATTCGTATTGTTCTTATAGTACCAAAGTGAACGGTCACATATTATTTTGCATAAATATGTAACATCGACAATCATAGCACGCAGCTTAACAATAGAGAATTTAATAAATAAAGTCATACACATTTCTGTACCATCTCCAAGAATCAGACCAAATCCGTCGAGCTGGTTTGCTTCATCCTTGATCTTGTTGCTGTCTATATTCGGAGAACCAGCATGAAGAAAGGTATTTCTGAGATTATATACGATTTCACCACTCAGATACGGATTACCACTATCGTCTGACATATACTCTCCGAGATACTTATTATACCACCCAATATAGCGCTTTGCAGTAGATGTTTCGTTTGGATATTCTGCTGCACCGCATATATCAGGCAATGCAAGCGACATAGCTAATGCAGAAAAATAGCTTTTATTCTTTAGAGCATTCTCTATATCATTGACATATAGTTCTACCATAAATTACTCCTATTCACATATTTATGGCTTTCTCATAGAGCTTCCAGACAATTAGTATTTCGTTAGGGTGTCTGTCAGTTATGATATGCGCCACAACTATGATTTGAATTTATATGGAGCGGGAAATAGCTGTTTCAATAGACTTTGGACCAATGGAATTATTATATCACAACACACTTTCAAAAGCAACTTTTATAACATAACTTCATCTTCAAATGTAGAGATGATGGATGAACTAACTATGAAATACATAAATTGGTATAACTATGTTCGCCCTCATTCATACAATAATTATTTAACAACAATGGAGGCTCGTTACAGGTAGATATTTATCGAACAAAGTGTTACAAAAAAGCTTGACAACAACATATCACCATAAGCAATCCGGGCAGAAAGCCAGAGAAGCAATATAATTCAAGGAGGACGACACAATGGAAGAATTCATCACGGACGAACGGACAGGCTTGCGCTATGAGCTTGTCGGGGACTACTATCTGACCGCCGGAGGGCAGACCCATCGGCATTTGGGGACAGCGACACCTGCGGTATATCCGCAGCGCTGCTATGGAGATTGTTTCAAACGATTTGATTTACGCATAACACGCTATCGGTAAGGCTGCTGTAAAGCGACAGCGGCTTTTCCTTTGCGGGTAGTATTCAAGAAGTCATAAAGTTCCGTTAGT